AGGTTAAATTCTCATAAGGAACATCAAACCCTATTACATTTTTGATGTATTCCCATATCCGCCCATATGCTGGGTTTTCAATTACGAATACTTTAGGTTGATACCGCTCAATGATTTTCAACGTGTTATAGATACACATTTCACCATTGATACGTGTTAGGAATGACTTATCGTATTTGAATTGGTAGTTTTCATAATCAATGTGCTTTCTGATTGTGAATTTACTCCCTTGCTCGTATTCACCAAATAGATTGATAGTCATATCCTTTTCTTGTTTCCAACACGCATTACCACCTTTCATAGCACTTGCTACGCTCCAACTTTCACATGGTGGGCTAGCTAGAATAACATCAGGTCTATCTAGCTTGTCCAACTGTTCCCATAGTGCGTTTGGTTTATGTAGCGTATTAACTGCAAGGTCTTGGTTGATACACGCATCACCAATTCCTATTGATGTAATTGTGTGTTGCCCCCCCATATTCACGTTATATTCATCTACAGCCTGACGATAGCAGCCATTGCCATCATCAAATAACCCCCATATATGCATTCTTTGTTTCACTCACCTCTAATCAATCACCACACATCCATATTTAACCTTACGCATACGATGTTTAACTTTCTTTACGTTATCCCCAATATATGCAGCCACATCGCTATGCATGAGTCCTTGTTTTGTTGTTTCTTCCCTTTTGCGTTTATACAGTCGATACGCTGGACACTTTACGTGGCAAGCTACCTCTCTGTATTCGCATCCCTTACATGGTGCATTCAATATTAATGCTCACTCCTTTATAACTGGCTTGGCGGTATATCATACATATCACAATCACCATTTATCCTTGGCAATTTTCGTGTTTTAAATTTTGGATATTGTTTGTAATATGCTTTTATCCTGCCAAATGCAGCCTCATAACTATCTTTGTTCTCTCCATACACAACGTTTATAAAGTCTACATATTTTACCTCTTGGAACAACCAAAACAATAATTGTAATGACTTCATCAGTTGCACATATCGTGGATGTTTCTTTTTACTAGTTATCCAGTTATTAACACAATCTTTATGTTTATAAGCCATTTAATCACCTAAAACGGAATATTTTCATCTGTATCATTGTTTTCAAAGCCATCAAAGTTACTGGATGTAGTTTCATCATTCGTTAGTGATGTACCTACAAAGTTTGCTACCACTTCTGTTACATACCGTTTTTGTCCGTCCGTGGTTTCATAAGAACGTGTTTGTAAGCGACCCTCTACAAACACCCTATTGCCTTTACGCAAATTACCGATGCTTTCACCTAGCTTTCCCCATGCTACACAGTTGATGAAAGCAGTTTGTTCTTTTGTTTCGTTGTTGCTATCAATGTATGTATTGCTGGCTGCTACTGTAAATGTGGCTACCGCTTTTCCAGATTGTGTATATCTAACCTCTGGATCACGTGTTAAGTTACCTAAAATTTGTACTGTATTCATTCATTCCTCCTATATCTTCTGTTCGATGCACATCGTACCTTTATATACCTTGATGATTTCCTCTAAGCTTTCAAAGGTTCTTGCATCTGCTTTCATAATCATTTGCATTTGTTGAGTTGCCTCTTCTTGTGTGTCCACGTTTAGAGGTATCTCAATGGTGATTACCATCTTTCGTTTTTTACTTAACAAGTTACCGCCCCTTACCAATAGCTGATTTGATTTAATTTAGCATCTACTTCATCAACAAACACATCGTAGTTTTTGTGAATGTGGCAATCGATTGTTGCCTCATTCCTCATAATTTCAAGCAAGTTTTCAATCTTTACTCTTGCTTGTGCCTCGCTAGTTGCCATGACTTGGAAACTAACGTTAAAGCTAACGTTTACACTTACATCAAACTCTTTCACTCTTTCTTTCATCTATCCCCCTATTGCCTGTTTTAATAACTCTTTTCCTTTATCTGATATTTTGCTTTTGTTGATTATTTCTGTTACATCTACTGGTTCTTTTGCTACCTCTACCAAGTTTCCTGTAGCGGTCATTTCTATTTGCTTTTGACCTGCATTTAGTAACGCTCGTTCACGTTCTGCTTTTTCTCTTGCCTTTAATAGCAAGTGATTATCTTTAATCGAATTAGACAATCTTAAACGCTCACGCTCTCTTGTTTCTTGCACTTCGTAGTTTTTAACGAATTGTGCTCTACATGATGTTTCGTTGAAGTTATCGCCGTTTTGAGGGTCAAACGATTTCCAAATTGCTTTGGCACATTGTTTTGTTAAACCCTCTAATTTGTCTAAACCTTTTTCATAGCCATATGATCTAGCTACTTGATACACCCTTTCCCATGCATCTTGTGCAGTCGGTAGTTCCTCATGTGCATTTACAAAGGCACTTAATGCGGAACATTCCTCTCTGATTTCCGCAATCGTTGGTAAGAATTTACATCTATCAATTAAATTATTCACCGCTTGTTCTAACGTAACTGGGTTAATATCTGATAGCTTATAAACATATAACTTCATGCGTTCCTTTGGCATATCAGTACTGTACGCTAGCTGTAACATCGATAGTGCTTTCACTATCTGTTGCTGATTGTTCATTTGCACCCCCAAACTCTTGCATTAAATCATTAACAACATCAATGGCTTGTTGTTTCTTACTCGCTTTTACATTTCTGTATTCGCTACGCTCCCAAGTCCTAACTGCTGCTTTCCAGTCTTTCATGGAGTTTTTGCCTACTTTCCAACCATTGCTTTCGTAATAGTCATAAAATTGTTCAGCGTTTACATTGTTGTTTCTTTCAATACAGTACTGTTCGATTTCAGATAGAGTTGGTTTAACAAAGCATTTAGCTTTGGTAGGCGATTTATTCGCCTTAGTATCTAACTCTATCTCTAACTCTTTCTCTATCTCTAACTCTTTCTCTATCTCTCCGTTACACAATTGTTTCACTTGTGTTACATCAGCGTTACATTGTAACGCTTTTTTTCTTTCTCGATGCTTACGAACCCTACTAGCTACTGCTGTTTCACACCCTGTACTATCTTTTGTATCTGGCAAGTAGTATTCCTCATCTGAACACATTTCAAGCAATCCGCTTTTGAGTAAGTACTGTATTGTTATTTGTACATTCTCTTCTTTTTCATCAAGATCTAATGCAAGTTCCGACGCAAAATCATCTTCAAGTTCATCAAAGTAAAGTTTTCCACCGCTCATGATTGAACGTAACAGCATTTTGAGATAGATAATTGTATAAGTATCACCACCAGCAATCTTGCGTAATCGTTTAATTTCTTTCCGTTGGAAAAAGTCCTTGTGTAACTTTAACCAAAAGTATCTCTTAGGCTCGCTCATAAGCTAGTCCTTGTTTAGCTTTTCGATAAACTCATCTTCACTTAATGGTTTACCTAGTGATGCAATTCGTGCTAACCCACTAGCAATTTCATCCGCTTCATTTTCTTCCGCATCTAATACGCTATTAACCATTGCATAAATTGCGTCTAGTTCTGAGATTATCCGATTATTAAACGTATTACTGTTTTGGTCTTTTTTGTAATATTCAATGCGATTTTCTACGTATGCTCTAATCATTATTAACTCGTTCATATTTATCTGTCCTTTCTTCGACTTCTTTTAATAGGTTTCGTCTAATTTCTTTTGCGAACACACCATGTGCTTGATAATGACAATCTGTACATAGGCAAGCTAGGTTTCTTAAATCGCTTAATCCGCCTTGTGATCTAAATATTATGTGATGGCACTGAGTGGCCATACTTCCACATATCACACATAAGCCGTTATCACGTTCATAGGCTTGTTTTCGTGTTACTGAATATAATTTGTTATCTCTTTTCTTTCTGTTGTTCACTATCCCACCCCTCTATGAGTGATTGAATGTATTCACTAGGTTCTAACTTGATACCTAGTTGTTCACATTCATCTGTTAGACAATCAATCAATCGTGCCATTTCTTTTGTGTTGTATACGCTGCTGCCGTGGTAACACATTATATTGTGATACCCTTTTAGGCTTTGGCATTCGCCAGCATCTTCGGCTATCCACCCTATTCCGTGTCCTTGCCATATTTGAATGTAGCGTTCAACCGCATCGGCTCTTACTGGCACATATGAGAAATGTCCACAATCTTTTATTGCCTTGCGGTACACATCCTCTTTTGAGGTGTACCCAGTTTTACTTAATTCTTCCGCTATCTTTTGACATAGAACCCAGCAGTATGCATTAGCGTTCATGCTACGTGATTTTGATTTCTTTTTAATCTCAATCACATATTCTTTTTCTTTATCTAATTTCGCTAGATCATTGTCATGTGGTGCTGGTATTACTACCATTACACCTAGCGGACTTCTTAACGTTTCGATGTTATTTGTTGTCCACTTCATAACCTTTTACCCAGTCATAAAGTTTTGACATTTGATTTCTTGTAATGTTATCAATCACACCAA